CACTGAACAGGACATTGTTTCAACCAAGCATTAAAATCAATGCGTTGTGATGTGTATTCTGTAATCATTTCAGTTGTCCTCATTTAGCGTACAGATAACCACCAGACCAATCACAATTCTCAAGAACATACTCCCGGTCAGTGATAACTCGCAGGTCATACCTTACACCCTTAGCAGGTGCTTTCCACGATGCAGACTTATACATTTGACCCGTTTGTTTGTCAATGAAGCAATGAACGGAGCGAGAACCTCCACCATCAACAAAGATCACTTTGTGATACTTTTTGCCAGTTTCAATCACATAATCAATGGGACATTCACCAGATTTAAGTTCATCAATCTTCTGCTGATGATACTGTGATTGAACAGAATCAGTAGTGTCGTAAGTATAATTCAGATTCTCAATCGCTCGCTTATGACCACGAATAGAATACTGACGATAGTTGTCTTTCAGTGCTTCAATCAGCAGCAGAGTGTTCTTATACACATTCTCTGCGATAGTTTGTTGTGCTTGTGCTTGCATTGTGAGAGTGCTCATACTACTAGGACACTTTGGAGGTGAGTAACTTTAATCAACCCCAATTCTTTGCCATCGTGAAGTTGGCGTGGGAGAATACCTCACGATCCACTACCTTGAACGATCCAAACTTGTTATGAATGACATAACCCTCGTGGAAACTTGCCACATCCCAGATGTAACATTCAATGTCGTCCTCTTCGTGAATGAACAGGAACAAATCTACCTTGATAGATGCAACCAACTTCCACAAACGGATCAGGTTCTTGTCACAATCACATTTTTCTGCAATTTCATCTTCACAGATGACCCTTTGCTCCCTGATGCAGGCATTGATCTCTTTTTTGATTTCTGATGCCTTGCGATCAGTCACAAACTCACATAGAGTGCTCATTTGCTTAGCAAACTTACACACATCCTCCAGATCTTCACGATAAGGATTCAACGACACCTCAGGTTGCACAAACAGGCATTGTTTGGTGCTTACAAACTTGCTGGTGATAGGGTGTGCTACCATTTCAGGCATACGCTCACCAGTGTAGTAAGTATGTGGGCAAATGATAATCTCCTGACGCACAATCTCAGGAAACTTATAGGTAATAGTGTTGGGCGTGAATGTATCCAACCCTTTACCGAAACCAATCCAATCTCCCTGATACACTCGCTCAGTGCGAGGCAGAAAATCCAGACAATAAATGAGGATTTGAGTTACACGAGGTTGACCACCAAAGTGCTCAAATACATCATCCTCGTTATAGCAGAGACGAATCTTTTGCTTGTTAAATGCTGCTTTGGTGCAGACAAAGAACTTACCATTCTCAGGATTTGTGCCCCAAACAATAGCAGGAGCGCCATCCATCTTGACACTGATAGTAGAATCGGCACTGAACCAATCCAATACAGAAAGATCACCCGTCAGAATACAATCTTCAGGGTGCTCAAGATGCTTATTTTGCATTGATTGCTTGCTCATACTATAGGTACACTTTAGAGGTGAGTAACTTTAATTTTGGAAAAATGCAAGCAAATCATTGTTATTTTGTGTTGCTTCAGTTACTAACTGAATAGATTGTGGATTGATGTCGCATGTGATACAATTTCGACCTAATGATTGTGCTGCGATTGCTGTTGTTCCAGAACCAGCGAAAGGATCAAAAACCCAACCATCTTCAGGGCAGGAAGACTTAATGATTCGTTCTAACAGTTTAAGAGGTTTTTGTGTGGGATACTTACGTTTGTTTGCTTCACTGCGAGAGATAAAGTACACATCGTCCCATAAATTCTGCACGGGAACACCTTTGTTATCTTCCAGGTAAATCTTCTTGTAAATGGTATTCTTACCATAGTGTAGTAAGTTAGCATCAGACATCTCAATCAGTATATCTTCACTTACTCTCCAACCATACTCGGGATTATAACCCTTGAACTCAAACTTTCGCCCTGGACGACTCTTTTCCCCTGTAGTTTTAGCAAGTGCATAGTAACCACGTTCATCTTGGTTCTTGAAACTATTCTTTTCATACTTAGAATCAAGATCGGTGTACTCAACCTCAAAGTACGGATTGCCTTTACGAAGAACCATGATTGAGTCAACAATGTTACCCCAACCGTTCTTGATGTTGTTCTTTGGACCAGATCGTTTCCATGAAATGTTTGTATAGAAACCATCACGCACTTTTCTGTCTACATGTGATAGAACGAGTGCATTGCCGATAAAATTGTTGTGCAGATACATCCATCCATCTTTGTTCAACTTATCCCATGCTTTGTTGATAATATCTGCATACCACAAAATATAGTCATCAAAGGACTCCCAATTATCTGAGAATCCTTTTTCTTCACCATCTTGTTCCAACATCTTGAAGTCACGTTGCAATCCAAATGGAGGATCCATGTAGATGAGATCAAATGACCGATCAATTTCGGTCATATTTTCTGCTGATTGTTGTAGAATCTTAATCTCAGACATTAGCACACAGGGCGTTCAACAAAGTTATTTTCTTCGGGGTCATATTCACCATCAATCTGACCTATAGCAACATATTCTATCTTACTATAAAACTCCTTTCTAGACAATGTAGACAGTTGAACTTTATCGTAAAACTTACCCATGATTCTCGCAGTCTTCACAAATTGTTCATACATTCTTTCAAATCCATCTTTATGGTGTTTAACGATGACTGATGGATCATCTTTTTTAGAATAAGTTTGAATGACTGGAGTATATCCATCGTCTAGTGCGTTTAGAACCTGATTCCACCATTTAGGAGCGTCTGCTTTAGCGTTATCAGTACAAACAACATATCCATAACGTCCATTATTCAGAAGACCTGTTCCATAGTGGTTATTTGTTGATGCACAAATTATTTCCCTTACTTCATCAGTTGAAAGATTGCGAATTTTCTTTCCAACATATTTTCCAGGTTGTAAAATTCTATTGGTAATTTGGGTTAATTTTCCTTCTGCAAAAACCTCATGCTGTTTTGTTTCCCTCAACCACATTCCAATGTGTACTTCATCAACAGGAGTTCCTGGGCGATAAACATAACCATACTTTTTAATTCTATCCTCAGCAGCACGAACAACACTATTCATTGTTGTTTTCTTTTGAGGATTCTTTAGATTGTTAATTACAAACCCAAAGTCAGTTGCTGCCGACCATAGATATTCCTCATCAATTCCAGTATACTCATAAACATCAACATACCATTTTTCTTGCTTTAATCTCTTTAATGCGGCAACAAGATGGTGGTGGTCAATGATGTCATACTTTCCAAACTTATTGGGAACAACGGAAGGAAGTTGTCCATCTTCATCATATCCACCCTCCTGAAGATTATTATAAATTTCATCTACAAGTTCCCAATCCATATCCTCAGCGCGAGGATCATTTTCACTAAACTCCAGGTCATCAACACTTACTTCAACAGTTGATTTTTTGAGTGTAAAATAAGGTGATGCTGGTCTCTGACGATCTCTAGCATATTTACTAACTTTGGGAAGTTGAGTAGGGACAAATTTAATTTTTGCCATTTTTTGTCAAAAAGATAATTTACAATATTATATAGCACTTGTCATCTTTTGACAAGTGCTATGGTTATACTTAACCGATATATTCTACCTTCAACCGAATACCTTGATGACCTTTAGAATCGACAAATGGTTCAATCGTTGGTTTCATGTTATCCTTCCAAGTCAATTCTGCCTCAAATAATTTTTGAGCAACAGTATAGTTTGCCTTGTTGTTATCTGAAATCCCAGCAGTCCACGACTTATTTTTAATTCGCAGAGAGCAATGATGTCCAAGTCCCATGATAATCAATAAGAAATAATAGTACAGTCAACCCAATCTTTCACCAGTTTGTGAATAGAATCCTGCTGAAGTTTGATCACAATTTGAGAATTGTTGTTTGCATTAGAGAGACCAAGAAATGCAGTTACTCCATTGTTAGAAGTGATGCGAAGTCTAATACCATAGTTGTACTCAACCCCATCCTTAATGAAGATCACTTTGCGAGATCCCTTACCAGTACCAGTGAACTTAACAGCATCACAAATCTGTGCCATCTTCACAGCAGGATGATTCTCAGGATTGAACTGATACAGGACATTGTTCTGCTTATCATTCACAAATACCCAATCAATTCCATCAGAGATAGAATCAACAATCAGATCACAGACTTGCTGCTTAGAAAGATAATCAAATGCAGTGGAGCAAGTGTTAGCAAACTCCTTGCGAATAGAAGACAAATAGGAAACCCTATCATCAGCATCCATTTCACGAATCTCAGACACTTTTTCCTTGAAAGAATCAAAGTGATCGCCAAAGATGTCGGATACCTTACTGGTATTGATCCAGTCGAAAGAACCAGTAGACAACTTTTTCTTATCTTTTGCAGAAAGTTTTAGTTCTCCTGCTACCATATCTTCCTTGAATTTTGTACCTCCACGGGTCTCTACTTTACATCCAAAGATGTTCTTTTCGGTCAAAACATCTGCAGTTTTGCCTTCGTTTTTGATTCCAGAGTAATGAACTGAACCGTCTGTTACAAATGCCATGATTAAAATTGAGTGTTTTAGTTGAACTGGTGGAGTCTCCACCAGTGTATCCTTTAGGGGCAATTACTCTCCCATGCCTACATTATTAGGACACTTTGGAGGTGATCTATTTTAATTGATAGGAAGTTTACCCAGCGACACACCTTTCTTGTGGTCTGTGATATACTTTCGTGCAGATGATTCAGTTCTGCAAAGTTTCTCCAGTTGCTGACCATTATGGATGATAATGTATCCTTTTTTACCGCAAGGAATTGCAGCATATTCTCCACCAGAGACCAGAAATCCTTCCATAGCGTTACACTTTCTAAAAAATCGGTGTTTTGGTTGCGACGAAGGTATCATAGCACCCCTGCAGCAGAATTGCAAGAAAATCAGGGTTTTGCTCTAGTGTCCAACAGGGTTCTCACTGCGTCTTATTTGCGATACACTAAGGTGATGGTGCCGTCGTCTTTACTGATGCTTTCCAAATTGTATCCTTTCAAGAGTTGTGCATTATCGTGATTTGCTCTGGTTTTGATGCGATGACACTCTTTACATAGTAACTGGCATTTCTCAACCTCTGGGAGTATTCTTGACAAATCCCAATCAATTATTTTCCCAATAGTGTATAACTTATCTGCTCTGTTTATGTGGTCAAACTGCAAATCCTCTGTCACACCACAACCCACACATTTCCCACCTAAATGCTCAACAAGTTGTTGTCTTTTTTTTCTGCGTAGTTCTCTAAGTTTTTCTGTCTTGTGCTTTCTATTTTGTTTTGCCCATTCGCTGTTCCTTTCAAGTTTTTCTCTCTTGTAAGTTTCGTCAGTTTGATATTTGTTTCGGTGCCATTCTGCACCAGTATTTTTATCCATAGAAATGACCCAACTAACTTATTTATATAGTTGGGTGACTAATTACCTCCTGACGACAGAATCAAGCATCTCACCCTTCTCAAAAACAGTATCTACAACTCGTTGGAGTGCCTTCTCGGTAGCAATACCAACTTTGGAATAAACAGGCACAACACATAGACCAAAGACCTTCTCTTTGCCTCCAAGACGAAGAACCCTTCCAACTGTTTGCGTGAGTTCAATCACATCCATATTGCGAAGAAA